CTCCCGGCCGCGGCGGCGTGTTTTTAGTTTCAAATCAACACGTTGCGCGCGCCATCTCAAGGGAAACTTGAGCATGCCGACGAAAAATCAAGCACTTACAAGGGGTTTTGCATGGAAACCCGCAGCATGCGGCGCCGTTGGCAGGGCCGCTGGGGTGGCTGGCTGGCCGCTGGGGCCGGCTGGCGCTGGGGCTGGCCGTGGTGGCCTAGTCGTGCCCGGGATAGTCCGAAAGTGCCCACACCCGATGGCCGAATTCGATGCACTGGCCGCGCTGCTCGCTGGCGGTTTTGACCGAATGACAGTCGGCGCACAGTGATTGCCAACGGTTAGTCCGAAAAGCATGGGGGCCAATGGCCCGCCATGGGAAAACGTGGTCCACCACGTTAGCGGCCCGGACAATGCCCCTTGATTGACACCCAGCGCACAGTGGCCGCGCCGATAGCTGCGCTGCCCGAATGCTGGCCCATGCGGCCCCTTTATATAAAGCATGGTCAATCCGGCTGGGGGCCGGCTTGCGTGCTGGGGCATGCTGGCCGCACCATGCGCCATCGGTGGCCGGGGCTTTGCATCCTAGGTGCTGGCATGTGCTGGGGGGCATTGTTGGCATAGTCTAGGGTTTTCACCTATGTACATGGGACACGCATGGGCTATCGTGCGCGGGTGGGCAATCGTGCCCACATGACATAGGACACAACACCATGCTTACTAAAGATCGCTTCGTTTCCATTGTGTGGGCCGCTGGCGCCGTGGCGTTTCCCTTTGTGGCCTTGTATGGCGGGTTTTTCCTGCGGTATGGCGTTTCACTGTAAAGATAGGGCACAACATGACACACACACACACACCCGGACCGTGGGTTCTCAATGATGCGCACAGCACGCGCGTCGATCTAATCGACACCCGGCGCGGCCATGCTGTAGGGGAAATCGTATGGGTCGACGTGCGGAACCCTGCCGATGCCCGATTGATTGCAGCTGCGCCCACCATGTTCGAAGCTTTGCAGCGCATTGCTGGATTGCTCAATTCCACAAATGACAATGTGCCCGATATCCGCGCCATTGTGGCCGACACACTGGGGGCAATGAAATGATGCGCGATATCTTAGGCGCGGTGGCGCTGGCCGCGTGCATTGTGATTCCGGTGGCGCTGCATTGGGCCGGCATCATTTGATCTTTTTCCTGCTAACTAACTTTGGAATGCTAACTATGAAAATTCATTTTGTAGCCGAATCCGGCAACAGCAAAACCGGCCCAATCCCTGTCACCTACAGCGAGCGGGAAACATGCCCAACATCGTGCCCACACTATCGGACTAGCTGCTACGCCGATGCCGGGTTTCATACCCGCATGGTGTGGGACAAAGTGACAGAGCGCGGCGCGGCGCTGGCCGATGTGGTGCAAAAAATCGAAGCTTTGCCGGATGGCACATTGTGGCGCCACAATATCGCTGGTGATTTACCCGGCGCGGGTGAAACCATCGATGCTGCGGCGCTGGGTGACATTGTGCGCGCCAACATGGGGAAACGTGGTTTCACGTATACGCACAAAAAATCACCCGATGCCATTAGGTGGGCAAAGCATGCGACGGACTGGGGCTTTACCGTTAACCTCAGCGCCGACAATGCCGGGGAAGCCGACACACTGGCCGCGCATGGCGTGCCGGTGGCGTGCGTGGTGCCGCTGGACACCCCAGAAAAAACGCAAACGCCAGCGGGCCGGCCCATTGTGGTTTGCCCGGCACAAACGCGCAACGATGTCACGTGCGCCGATTGCGGCCTATGCCAACGTGCAAACCGTGCCGTTATCGTCGGATTCCGTGCACATGGAACCCGCGCAAAGCTTGCGGACGCAACAGCGCGCCGTGTTATTCCAATTTCAAGGGGTTAAAAATGAAGCAATACATGGCAAAAAATGGAAATACACAGTGGAAACCGTCAATCGATGAAGCTTTACAAGCTTCAGAAAACTATTCCGGCTTTTGTTTAGCATGTGGTGAAGAAAACACCGGAATAGAACCCGATGCGCGAAAATATGCTTGTCAGTGTTGCGGCGCGCTTAAGGTTTACGGTGCCGAAGAATTGATTCTAATGGGTTTGACACATTAAAGGGTTAAAAATGAAACGTATTAATCGCAAGCAATTATTTGACCGAATCGTTGAAGCACATAGACTACAGAATGCCGGCTGGGCGCTGGTGACAATGCTTCAACATGAAGAATGGCCCGTAGGTGAAACCGCACGGCAAGCTTTCCGACAAATCGGGGACTCTGGCCTTATTCTGGCCGAATTGCTAGACGAATTGGGGGTGCGTGATGAGTGAACCAAAGCTTTATTCCATCGGCGTGCTGTTGACCGACAAAGCAAACCCGCCGAAGCTTTACGAATTGGACACAGTGTGGCCCGATGGGGAATGCACCCTAGTGCTGGTGGGGAACCATGCGCGCATGTACACGCGCAATGCCCACATCAGTGAATTCTGGCCGCTGTTGGACAGCATGCCCACCTAGTCGATTCGATTCACAAATGCCCGGCCATGTGCCGGGTTTTTTTGAATCCAATTGCGAAGTGAGTGCTCACGTCATAATGCTGCGCTGGCGCCGATAGCGGCGCTGGCCGGTGCTGCCGATGTGGCGCGCTGGTGGCCGGTATAGGCTGGCCGCGCTGGCCAGTGGCTGGTGGCGCTGGCCGTGTGGGCGCTGGCCGTGTTGGTTGGTGGCGCCGATGGTGGCCGCTGGTGGCACCGGTGGCTGGTGGCCGTGGGCGCCGGTGGCCGGTGGCCGGTAGCTGGCGCTGGTGGCTGGCGCTGCGCGCTGGCCGGCGCTGGTGGCCGCTGGGGCTGTTGGCGCTGCGCTGTTGGCGCGCTGTCCCTGCGCTGGCGCTGCGGCCCGATAGCGGCGCCGCGGCCCGGAAAACCGTTATAAATCAAAGGTTTGCGCGGCTTTCCTGCAAAACCACGTTAGCAGTGCGGTTTGGGGGTGAAAAAATGGCCGGACCCCACTACGCATTCTTAAAAAAAAAAATTGAGTCACTTTTTTTTTGCAAAAGCCGCTTCCAAAATTTGCTTTTTTTCTAGGCTGCTCGCGCAAAAAATTATTTCTTCGCCTTCGTTTTTTTCCCGGTAGCGAGAGGCGTATGCGGCCCGCGCAACTTGCAGGGCTTTTGCTTTAGACGGGAACGGCCCCTTGGAACCCCAGAACCAGCCCGACTTTCTGTGGACCAGCGGCATTATTGGTAGTTCTCCAAGCTATTCTTCGTCGAATAGGTCAGGGCAAGCATCTCATCGACCTGATTTTGCAGATAGCTGTCCTGCGGGAAACCTTCTTTCCTGCGAACTGCCTCAATGAATTCCGCAACGCCGCGAATGAACGCAACTGGCTCGGGAGGCAGCTCGAATCCCGGCTTGAAGTCGTGCAGCAGCCCGTATTTGCCCTGAAAGCTCTCCACAAAACCGTCCAAAAGGGAAGGCACCTTGTCGTAAAAATTATTTAGGGCCGTGTGCTTGGCGAACGATCCCGGCCCGGTGACAACCCAGTGCAGCATGTGCGCCTGCGTTCGAGCGTGGAGCATCGTCATCACATAGTCCATCAGGGGATCGCCCTGCTTTGCTTCGTTGACGCTGGCCTTGAATCGCATGTCACACCCTCTTGATGATTGCCCGTATTTTGTCCCGAATTTCCGGCGGCGGGGGAGCTTTTCGCTGCGCGTCCTGTTCGATCTTGACCAGTGCCGGATCACGCTCGGGGGTGCTCGGGACGGTGGTGCGTGCCACATCGGCTTTACCGGCGACCCACTCGGCCTTGAACCCTTGCCAACCCCGATGACAGCACTCGGACAGCGCACGCTCCAGACTCCAGCCAGCCTTCTCTGCTTCGCCCATGATGCCGGAAAGGGCGGCGGTTGTCATGGGTGCTTTCTTGGCTTTGCGAAGCTGGAGAAAGTCATTCCAAACCGACTGTGACACCCCCTCCGGGGGAGCCGCGACAGCGGCGGCTTTCTTCTTTGTCTCTGTCTCTTTCTCTGTCTCTCTCTCTCTCTCTGGGATAGCAACTTGCAAGCACTCTGCTAGCACGCCGCTAGCAACAGAAAAAAAGCCGTGATCAATCAACGGCTTAAGACCCTTTTCTATATCTTTACTTTCAATCCTAAGCCGGAACACCAACTCCTCGGTTGTGGCATCGAAAGTACCGTCCTTGCTCTCGCTTGCAAGCAGCCATAGCAGTGGAGCTAGCGCCTTGCTAGCAAGTGGCAAGCACGCGAATTCACGGTCGTTCAGAAGATCGCGGTGGAGCTTAATCCACGGTGGGCAGCGATCTTTGTAATGCTGAAATTTGTCCCAATGACGGGGTTTGAGCAACATCTGGCACCTCACGTTGTCGGCAGTCGTTACAGAGGGAACCATCGGCAGGACGGTAACGAATCGTCTTTTCGGGAGCTACCCTAGCCGTGGTTTGGCGACAGTCTATGCCACAACCTGTCGTTGACACAACCCTGTTCGGGTTTGTCCCTATCGTATGCACATGTCATGCATGTACGATACACCCATGACAACACGCCGCCAGCCATGCAACACGATGACCGCATCCTTGATGACGCCGCAGTTCTCATCCTCTGCGGAATCGCAATCCTGCTCGGAATACCCGTCGTCGTCTGGCTGCTTGCCATGTTCCTCATTCAAGCAGGATGACCCGCTGGGCTGGCCGTTTGGTGCTATTGACCCGAAGCGACTTGCGCGGCTTCTCGAACAGCGCAATCAACAACACATTGATGATCTACCGGAAGCACTGATATGACACCACAAGAGTTTGACCACGCCTGCGCGACCCATGACTGGACCTACAACTATTCCGATGACCACAGCATGTGGAAGTTGGGCGAGCAACAAGCTCAGGTGCTGCAATGGGCCATGCAGGAAGACAATCGATTGATCCAGCTTTATCGCCTTTGGTCTGCGTACCAGTTCAGCGGTCCAGCTTGGAACAAACCCGTAATGACGCGAGAAGAGTTCGAGCTTCAGCGTCAAGAAATCTTGGAGTTCCTAACACGTGACACCGCTTAACTCAGGCAAGGTAGTGCAGCAAGTTCTTCGCGTGCTCGAAGCTGGCGAAGCATCTGCTGTGGACATTGCCGCACAGACCGGACTGTTTCGCTACAGGGTCCACAACGTCCTGTACCGCATGGTCAAGCCAAGCAAAGCCGGCATACGCCGCATCCATGTCGCACGCTGGACGTATGAGGGCAAAGGTTTTCGCAAGTACCTACGCCCGATCTACGCACTCGGAGACAAGCCCAACGCACCGAAAGAAACCAATGCCACAAGCCTATCGAATCATTGAATCAGACATCCTGCGCTGGGCCGAGGCCCGCAAGATTATTCCCAACAGCACGCCAGTGGCTCAGTACATGAAGGCAGTGTCTGAGATGGGAGAACTGTCAGACGCACTGCAAAAGAAGGACATGCCTGCCGTGAAGGATGCGGTAGGCGACACGCTGGTGTGCCTGATCAACATGTGCGCCCTACTGGACATCGACATGGTTGATTGTTTGGAAGGTTCTTGGAACCAGATCAAGGACCGCAAGGGCACGCTTTTGCCATCTGGTGTTTTTGTTAAGGAGAACTGAAATGCGTAAGCTGTTTATCACTCTGGTCATCGCGGCCAATCTGTCACCCGTGGTCGCGTTTGCTCGCGCCGGTACGCTGATCTCTTGCGACGGTGTTAGTACCCCGCAGGGGTATAGGTACATCGGGACGTACTGCGTGGACTACCAGTGCAAGTACACCACCACGCGCATCTTCACCAGCTACTGCCCGTTTTCTCTATGAATCTTGACGACATCATACGGCTGGCGAATGAAGCGGGATTGTGGTTGGACTCTGAAGGCAGTATTGCTGGTGGACAGCTTGATTCAGCACCACGTTTTGCCGCCCTTGTTGCCGCTGCCGAGCGTGAGGCGTGTGCTCAGATGGTTGACCACCTCTTCAAGGAAGGCGGCGGCACATACGGTGATTCCATCAGAGCAAGGGGGCAGGGATGACCGCTTGCATGGGCGGGTGGTGCGACCGCAGGGATAAGTGCCAGCACTACACGAAGGAATCGAAAATCATCGTCGAGCGTTTATGCGAGGCTAAACAACATGACTGCTATCTACAAAGAATTCCATCTCAAAACGCGACAGGCGTGGGAACCGTTTGTGAGCTTTATCAAGGAGCATGCTCAGAACATGATCGACAAGGGCACACCGCTGCGCTTGATCGTTACCAGTTCGGAAGCAAAGCGAAACACTGAGCAGAACCGCCGGTATTGGGGCTACGTGCTGAAGTCCATCGCAGACCAAGCGTGGGTCGATGGGCAGAAGTTTGCGCCCGATGTGTGGCATGAATACTTCGCGCGCCGGTATGGTGTGTGCGAGGACATGAAGCTGCCCGGTGGTGAGGTGATCACGCGCCGCATGTCCACTACGGAGATGAGCGTGGGCACGTTCACCGAGTACATGCAGAACGTCGAGGCGCACGCGGCCACAGAACTGGGGGTGCAGTTTGTACAGTAAACGTATCTACGTTCGCAACCGCGCCATCCTAGAAGCGTGCAGGGAGTTCTCCTGCCAGTACTGCGGCGCTGATGATGGCACCGTGGTGGCCGCGCACTCGAACCAGTCTAGGCATGGGAAGGGTCGCGGCATCAAGGCATCCGACATCTATGTGGCCGCGCTTTGTCACTCCTGCCACGCACAGGTTGATCAGGGCAAGATCAGCCGTGCTGCAAAGCTGGAGATGTGGGAGGAGGCGCACCGCAGGACGGCGCGACTGCTCAATCTGTGTGAACTTTGGCCTGACGACGAACCCCTACCATGAGTGAACTAGAAGCAATGTTTGAGTGGCACATACGCGGCCTGCGGTTGCCTGTTGCGGTGCGCGAGTACCGATTCCATGCCAAGCGGCGCTGGAAGTTTGACTTTGCATGGCCCGACCGGATGGTGGCGCTGGAGATTGAAGGCGGCACGTGGGCCAATGGCCGGCACACGCGAGGATTAGGGTTTACCGCAGATTGCGAGAAGTACAATGAAGCGTGTACGATGGGCTGGAAGATCATCAGGGTGACTGGTGATCAGGTAAGGAACGGCAAAGCCGTGGAATGGATTACTAGACTACTGAAAGGACAAGACAAGTGAAGAGTCTGTATGCCGCGCTGGTCAAAGCGCAAAAAGACTTTGGGCCTGCGCTCAAAAAGAAGCAGAACCCGCATCTGCAAAGCAAGTACGCCGACCTTGCAGCATGCATGGAAGCGGTGACCGATGCGCTAAACAACAACGGGCTGGCGCTGGTGCAACACACGCACGAATGCACTGATGGGGTCACGGTGGAAACCATATTCCTGCATGAGTCTGGCGAAAGCTACTCAACCGGCAAGCTGCATGTACCGGCCAACAAAAAGGACGCGCAGGGTTACGGCTCTGCGTTGACCTACGCGCGCCGGTATAGCCTGATGACCGCTTGCGGCATCGCGCCGGAGGATGACGATGGGCATCAAGCCAGCAAACCCGCCCCGAGTGATGAATTTGCAGAGTATGAAGCCCAGCACCTTGATGACTTCCGCGCTGTTGCGCTGCGCGGCATCAAGGAATTGAACGACAAGTTTGAAAAGTTGCCGAAGGGCAAACTGAAAAACATGTTTTGGACCAAGCACCGCGACAGCTTGATCAAAGCTGCGAATGATGTGGCGTGATGTTTTGACAACTTCCAATGAACGAAAGGATTGAGAAATGATGAAAGAGAACCAAGACGACGGATACAAGATTTTTCTTGACTACCGCAACATTCAGATCGGCAAGGGCCGCATCTTGTGGGGAACTGAAACCCAGAACAGCAAGATGCAACATTTCAAAGAGGGCTGGGTTCTTCCCGGCGGGCAACGCACCAAAGATGAAAAAGTTGCTATTGAATGGGCAAAGTGGATTGATGCGAATTCACGATGATTGAGCAACGCACAGACGAATGGTTCGCCGCCAGACTAGGCAAAGCCACCGCATCACGCATGGATGACATCTGCGCCAAGACCAAGACCGGATATTCCGCTTCGCGTGAGAACTATGCGGTGGAGCTGGCGCTGGAAACCTTGACGCAACGCAAGGCTGAAGGGTTTGTCAAAGCAGCGATGCAATGGGGCATTGACAAGGAACCGGAGGCACGCGCAGCGTATGAGGTCGCCACCGGCAACTTTGTGCAGGAGGTCGGCATCTATGACCACCCAAGCATTCCGATGTCTGCGGCCAGCCCAGACGGTCTGGTGGGCAATGATGGTCTGATTGAGATTAAGTGCCCGGAATCTAAACAGCACCTACGCAATCTAATCTCGCGCAAACCTGACACCGGCTACATGCTGCAAATGCAGTGGCAGATGGCATGCACTGGCCGGGAATGGTGCGATTTCTGTAGTTACGATCCCCGTTTCCCTGAGCAGCACCAGTTGCTGATCGTGCGGGTGCCAAGAGATTCCAAGCTGATCGAAGACTTGGAAAAAGAGGTCCGGGCATTCCGGGCAGAAGTTGACGCTATCGTTGAAAAACTGAGGAACATTAAATGATGAAGCTAATTGGGGTCGGAAGACTCGGCAAGGATGCAGAACTGCGTTACACCACAAACGGGAAGCCGGTAGTCAATTTGACTCTTGCATGGAACTATGGGAAGCCTGACGAAGAAGGCATAAAGGCTACTCAATGGGTTGACATTGCTTTTTTTGGCCCGCGAGCAGAAAAAGTACAGCCTTATCTAAAGATGGGTACCGCTTTGTTTGTCGATGTGAGTGACGTTCACGTTGAGACATACGAAAAACTTGATGGAACTACTGGCACAAAGCTGACTGGCACTGTGTTCGAGGTTAACTTTGTCGGCAGCAGGCCAAGACCAGAAGAGCCGAGAAAGCAATCAACCTATGAACAGGACGTGCCTTTCTGACCATGAAAAACATCATCACCCCCCGCACGTTGGCCGACTGCGAGTTCACGGTCGGATACCCAATTGCCGACCTGAGTCGCCACAAGGTGAAGGCAATCTCAACCGCACTTGTCATTTGCGGCGCATACGTTGTGCTGCCTATAACACTGGTGCTGATCCTGCTCTATGTTTGAGCGTGCCGAAGATATAGCGAATGAGCAGGAGGCTATCAAAGCCTTCCTGCGCGTCTTCAACTGTGAAGCACGCAAGATGGAGGTGGCCGCGTTTTGCGACTACCAGCTAATCAGCAAAGGCAAGCTGATCGGCTACGTCGAGATCAAGACGCGCAAGTACACCATGCCGCAGATCGAAAGAATGGGCGGCTATAAGCTGGCGCTTCAGAAGTGGGACACGGCGCGGCGCATCTGCGGGGTCCATCGTGTCGAGTTCATCCTGCTGCTCAAGCTGCTGGACGGGTACTACTACCACATCACGCGGGACTTCCAGATTGATGACTGCGTTGAAGAATGGGGCCGCAAAGACCGCAAGCATGTCAGTGCGATTGAGCCGGCCATTGTGCTTTACTCAAGCAGATTTAAGAAACTATGAAGCCAAAAGAACGCATCGAAAATGAAATGGTCTACATTGAGAACAAAGCCTACGAACTGTTTGGCATTTCACAAGATGACTTTAGTGGTCGAGCTAGGGCCGTCTACATCAACGGCTTTCTCGAATCGTCCCTGCTAAGGGCTTACGAACGCATCGAAGAATTGGAAAAGAAGTGCTCAATCCGAAATCGAATAGTCAGGGAAGATCAGTAGCGTGCCCCGTGTGCGGCGAAAAGACCAAGGTGCTGGAAAAGCGCAAAAGGGAGGACCGCTTCTACAGAAGAAGGAGGTGCCCGAACCAGCATATCTTCTCAACGTCAGAGAGTTTCTTGCTGCCGAATGTAGAAGAAATCCTACATACGGGGAGGCGTGGCGGCGCGAGTGTGAAGCCCGCTACGTCCTCTCAAAGCCCCGTGCAGAGCGTGGACCATATCTTCTCGGTGTGGAAGAGAAGCGTGGAGCTAGAGCCAGAGCCGAGCTAGAGCAAGCGATTCTTGTCGAGTGGAAAAAGAAAGCCCCCTCGAAGGGGGGCTAACCCGAGCATGCCCTAACAACTCGGGAAGGAGAGAGGCAACTACGCTTCAATCATAGCGAGGTTTGCCTTCAAGCGCGGGTCATCAGGCGCAAATTCCAGTGCTTTTTTGCAGTGCTCAAGTGCTTCGGCCTTCATTCCCAGATGCCATGCCGCAATGCTCAGGTAGTCATGCGGCTTCTCTGTCCACACCGCAGGGTCCATTGTGTATACGTGAGCCTTGTCTTGGATGGCGAGTGCTGACCGAGCCGCTGCATAGCACTCGGGCCAATTGTGGACAGAGTAGGCCAACTCAGCCAGTCGCACCCAAGGCTCCCGTGTGTAGGGGGCTTCAGCGGTGGCGCGCCTTGCCCAAGTCACGGCAGTCCAATAGTCCCCTTTGGCCTGATATGCCTCCGACAGCAGGCGCATCGCGTAGCAACGCTCATTCTGCCAAGTCGCCTCGGGCATCTTGAGGTAGTGATTGAGCCGGTCAATCGCCTCATCCCATAGACGGTAGAACGTCAGTTCCCGAGCAAAGTAAAAAGCATTCCGAGGGCAGCGAGGGTCTTCAGCAACTGCCATCCTAAGCAGCGGAAGATACTGTCCCCGGCTCTTGGTTGGGTCGGGGTGGTGACTGACAAGTAATTCATCTGTCTCGGCATAGACTTCTGTGATCCGGTTGTCGGGCACCGGGTATTCATGGACCGGATGGTGCCACCGATAGCCGTGGCGTGCGTGAATCTTTTCGTACCTGAACCGGATGTTGTGACCCCAGTCGAACATGTAGCGCAGTCGGGTCGTTTCCCCGAGCTTCCACTTGCGCTCAATTTCCTCGCGCCATCCCGGCTCTAGCACTTCGTCTAGGTCGAGACTGATGCACACATCAATGTCTTTGGGGATCAGGGCTAAGGCCGCATCCCGCGCTTTATCGAAGCGCCAAGGGGTGATGCAGATGTCGTAGACCGTAGCGCCACACTCGGCAGCTTTGACTGCGGTGTTGTCCTCAGAGCCGGTGTCGGCAATCAGGATCAGATCAGCATCCTTAGCTGACGCGCAGAATCGTTCTACAAACTGTTCTTCATTTTTGCTGATCGCATAGACCGCAATTTTCATCTTGTCTTATCCTAAAAGGGCAGCTTCAGCTTGCCGCCGAAGGGTTAGCCCTTTCATAACCCTGCCTGCGGCCTTGTTCCACTTGACGATTTCTTCTTGCGCTCCCGACCAATCTTGAGCGTCTACCCGCTTCTTGAGTGTCGAGATGCGGTAGTTGCCTAGACCGCAGTTGTACGCGAAAGAGATGATAGCCGCAAGCCTGCGTGCGGGTTGCTTTAGAAGGATCGGGGACAGCTTCAGCACCCCCGCGCAGAAGTGCAGCAAATGATTGTCTAGCGATTCCTGCGCCTGCGCCTCAGTCCACACCGTGTCAGGCGTTACCTCGGGTCCAGTGCTGCCCCATCCAATCGTCCAAGGATGCCCGCCTGTGCCGGGGTCGGGATAGGCTTTGCAAGACCCGTCAGGCAAGCGTTTGGCGTAACCCTCAAAGGGTTTGCACAGTGTTTCCCGAGCGATCTTGATAGCTTCGGAAGTCACTTCTGATACTTCTCAATGCTTCTTCCGACGAACCAAAAGGTCAGGCACATATTCAGCATGGCGAAGTCGTCGGCATCCCATACACGGGTGATGACCTCAGACCAATGCCCGCCTGACTTGAATGCCATGTAGATTGCCGCCGCCTTGACGGTGGCATACATGAAGAACAACGCCCAAGTGATGCCGGGTCGCACGAGCGCAGAGACAGCCGCTACGAACCATCCCGCCTCTTTAGCGGTTGTGGCCTGTTCTTTGAAGGCTTCCTTGATGGCGTCGAGTTGGTTGACGCTGTAGTCAACGTATCGCTCTTCCATCTTGAACTGACCGCGCATCTTCTCAAGGTCGGTCTGAAGCGTGAACATGGATAGTTCGTGCTTGCGCTCGTTGCCCTTGTCCATGAACTTCAGGACTTCAGGGGCAAGCCGGAATAGACCGCCGAAAACTGAGCCGAGTAAACCACCGCCAAGCATTTCAAACATATTAGGCTCCCAAGGCCACAAGGAAGAGAATTACTCCGGCTGCGCCCACGCCGATTGAGGCATAGAACAGGCTCAGAGTGACGGCAAGAATGGCCGCAGAGGACAGAACGATAGCCAATTGCAGCGCCATGCCGGAGTAGGAGTAGTACGAAGACTTGGCCTTGGCAGCATCCCGCTTGGCTTCAGCAGCACGCGCTTTTTCCATAATCTCGTCCATGTCGGCGCGTTGCTTGACCGCCTTCTGTTCATGGTTGGTGACCTCGTAGATGGTCGCCCGGACATTCTTAGCCTGATACCACGCCCACAGGTTGTTCGACTCTATGGTTCCGTTGAGAACCGCAGAGGAGTTCCTTCCGGCAAAGTAATTTGTAACAGCAAGGAGTAGAGCAAGCAGGCTAATAGAAACCGCAGCAA